GTCCCGTCTCTTTTTCTCATTTCACATTCTTCGATATTTACGCTTCTAAAAATCGGCTCTCTCATTCCCTTGATGAAAATTTCAGCCCATCCGCCTTTAAGGGTTTCGGTCTTGCCGTAAACTTGACCCCTGCGAAAATCAAAACTACCATCCTGTTTTTCGATAACCACGCCAGACTTCATCCCGTCAAATTGAGGGTTTTCCATCCCTTTGTTGATATACTTTTTTGCAGAAATTACCGGGGCAATAGTTGTAACTCCATTTGACTCGAAAGGCAAAGGGTAAATTTCGGGAGGTACAGAAAATGGATTTGCCCCAAAAATTGCGGCCTGCATCAAAAAAGTTTCCTTTTGCTCTGGTGTCATTTTTTTACCAAGATTGCCAATCCGAATTTTATCCTTATGCTCCTGACTTAGCTTTAACCCAAGTCTATATTTATTCCCTTTAAATAGGGCAGATGCAACTTCTTTTTGATGTTGGCTCGATGACTTACCCTTATGGGCCTCGCTCATTTTTCTTCTCGTTTCTTCGGATTTTACATAACCCATAGAGCCGCCATCCCCACCGTCTGTAAGATTCATACCATTTTGATCTGGGAATCTATTCCTATTAGACATATAGCCTCTAATCCAAAAAATTTCTTTTGATTCAGCATATTCATTATTAGAATAGAATGTATCTAATATTGATAAAAAGTGATTATCGAACCCATGCTTTTCAATAGACCTATATAATAAAGGTTGCGTTTTTTTATGATGAAGAATAGACGTTTTGCTATAATCATACATCCTTTTTTTATAATTACAAGTTTTGCCAACATATACCCTCCCATTGGGGTTGATTATTTTGTAAATCCACCATTGTTTTATTTCGTCTTGTCTTTTCATTTTTTATATTAAAGAAAAAGATGCCTTAAAAAGTGGGCATCTTTTCTAAATAACTTCAAATCCTGAATAGTTACCCCTCAAGTTGTTTTAAGATGCCTTCATAGACTTGTTTTCCGTTTTTAGCCGACTCTACCCATCTTGCGATAGCACCTAAGTAATCAGCTTTATTATCTTTTGCTACTTTCATTACAACGCTGTCGCCCGTCAATACATCACCACTCATTGCGTCATAGGTAAGTATGTTTTTATCCAACGCTTTTTTCAAATTCGCTTTTACTACTGAATTTTTATCTTCCCTTATGGCGTTATACTTATCGGGGAATGACCTTGCGAACTCACTTACTTTTGCTTTCAAAAATTCAACGTCTGTTTCTGACCAGTTTTGAGATGCGCCGAAGTTCACATAATCATCATCACTTAATCCTTTCAAATCCTCCAAAGCCTTTCTAAGAATATCAACTTTATTGATGGCCTTAGTTGCTTCTTCTTTGTGGTTTACGATTTTGAATACAGGTTTTACCCGTAAATCAGTACATGGGCTACCTTCCCTTTCGGGAGAAAGCCAAAATATTTCAAACAGTTCTTCGTGAATTTGATTGCCTCCGAACAAAGAGAACTTACCGTTAAAAACACCTTCATCCTGCCCTGCTAAAAAGGGTCGAAAAGAAGTAACGGTATCGTTTTCGATTGCCATTGGTACGCCAATATCAACGCTATTCCCGGTCTTTGGGTCTTTAATTCTTAACTTAGTTTGAAGCTGCGTTTTACCAAATAAAAAGGGCTGACGCTCTCTTTCATTCCTGTCATTATCATTGTTAGGATGGCCGTTAAGCATTTGGAAAATCACTTCTTGCCCGTGTTGAAGTTTGGGAATTTGCTTCTCCAAATCTTCGGAAATGTTGTTGAGATTTTTGTACTTGAGCATTTTGTTTTATTTACATTATAAAAAAGTCAAGGGAGGTATTTCACTCCCCTGACAGAATAAACTATGCGAGAACCCTTTGACGGGCGAAATGCTGCACACCTAAGCACTCTAATCCCTGAATAGTATTCCAAACGGTTTTCCACTCTTGGACATAACCATTAGGATTTACAGGGCTTAATGCTCCACCATGTACTTCACCAATCAAATCGTTACCGTATTTGGCTTGGTTAGGAACGTAGCGTACACGAATAGCAGGGTCATATCCACCACCTAATACTTTCACCATTTTATTGTATGGCAACCAGTATGTAGATTTAGAGATAATTACCTGACTAAACAATGTAGGATGGTCAAGGATTGGCATGGTGGCGAAATTCAGGTTATAGCCGCCATAAGTCACCTTATCAACGGTATAATCAATCTCACGGCCATCAATCACCATTCTTGCAGAAGTAACACCGCTTGAACCGAGGTTCTTTAACAGGTTGTCATAGGCTCTACGGGCTGCTTTACCACCGGCTACGAGGTAGTCTAATGGCGCACGAGCAGCGGTTAAGAAGTCAAGCATTGCGGCCAAATCTGCCAATGAAACCGTGGAAGTTGCATAAGCGGCTGCGGCTGCTGAAATACCGTAGAGCTCAATGTACTTATCTACACCACGAGTAGTTTGTACGTTACCACCGCCACCACCACCGCTTACAATATTTTGGTCTGTAAGGTAAGGGGCTGAATCGCTGAATGAGGTTACTGACATATCACCACCAATAAAGGCGGCATTAATCATACCTTTCAGTTTAACGGTTTTTTCGTAGTGGTCTTTTACGATGTACTTGTTAGAACCATCCACGGTGATTTCAACGGTAGAAGCGTTCTGTACGTCTGTGATTTCAGAAGTGATTGGGAAGATTTGATACTTGTTGAAGTAGCGGGTTACACCGAACCTTTCATTGGCCGGAGCATCTGCCCTTTCACCCATTGCCACGGAGAAAATAGCAAGTTTATCGGCTGCTGTGCAACTCATGTTTGCGCCTGCAACAGACTTAATTGTTACGGTATCTACACCTGATGTAGAAGAAACAGCATAAACGATACCTACGGTATTGTCCACCAACTTGATTTCATCCTGTACCTTAATCTGCCCGGAAGATGCGGCTGTAAGAACAACAATCAAAGATGTTGAGTTGTTGCCCGAAGTAACCGAGTTTACGGTAACAAGGTTAAAGAGAGATGAATTTATATAGGTGCTGTAAAAAGGTTGTACTGTGGGTAGCTTGCGGTCTGCCCAACCGAGTATGTCAGTCAGCATATCGTCATTGTAAACATCGGTTACAAGTTTGTTGATTTCTCTTGTATCGAGCAATGGGTCAAGTGCGGAGACATACGATTTGGTAATATTGCCTATCGTACTCATTGTATAATAAATTAGCTTGTTTTAAAAAATTGGTTTACTTATCTGCCGCCAATCGTAGAAGTTTTCGCATTTTTCCATGCTTCTTTTTCGCTAACATTCGGGCCTTGTACCGGAATAACCTTTGCAGGTTGAGATACATTTTGGCCTTCTTGCAGCAACTTTGGTAACGCTAACGATTTGCCATAATTAACGAGGTCTTTTTCGTAATTTGGATTAGAGGCAGCAAGTACAAGTCGTTGTAATTTTGCTACATCAGGGATTAACTTCGTTGCGTCCGACTCTTTCGGATTAACAGAAGTCATCCTTCTCCAAGTTTCACCATCTAAGATACCTTTCATTAATGCTTCGGGCCTATCAATGGCATAGTTGAAATTACCGTCTTCACCTAAATCAATGGCAACTCTCTTGCTTGTCATTAGGGCTTGGGTAGCTTCGTTTTCGTTATACCATTTAAGCGTTTCCTCCATTTGCCTTCTTTGTTCGGCGGCTAATTGTTCGGTTTGCTCATTTGCACCCTGATTTGGTTGCAAGGGAGCGGCTATTTTAAATCGCTGTTGTTCAGCTATTTTTTCTTGTCTTTTGTTGTGAGCATCGGCTTTCAACTGTAATTGCGAAAACTCCCTATCCTCTTCTTCCGCATCTGAGCTTACTCCGTATTTACGGTTAAACATCAAATCAATTTGCTGCGGAGTAAAGGTTGGATATTGCTTTTGTAAATCTTGTTTTATAAGGCTCTCATCACTTACTTTATTATAGTCAATAGCCTTTGCATTGAGATAGTCAATCGGGTCGCCACCGCCTTTAATATGCTTGTCAAGTTCAATAGCAAAATCCGATACCCCGGCGGCTTTTAATACCTCTGATTGGTCAACCTTTTTGATAGCATCCTGCCAATTTGTTTCGATTGGGGCTGCTGTTTCGGTAGCTTGTGGTGTGGCTGTTTCGGGTTCGGCATAATCAGCTAATGAAAACTTAGCGACATTAGCTTCAACCACTTCGGGGGTTGTTGTTTCCACAATCGCATCGGCAGCGGGAGTGGGTGTAGCTGCGGGGTCAGCGATTTGGGGGGCTGGTGATTGAACGGCAACATCGTTTGCCTTCATAATATCACCAACGGATTGTCCTGTTGAGTAAACAGGTTTTACTTCTACTGTTGCAGTATCAGTCATAAGGGGTTACGAATTAAAAACGGTTACACAAATATATTAAAAAAAACAAACTTTAAAATTTATTTTTAGGCAGTTTTCTTAACGGGTTTCTTATTGGCCTCTTTTTGTTTTTCGATTGCATTTTGTCCGTCAATAGCTTTCCCTATCAAATGAGTTTGTGCATCCAAATCCTTCCCTGACATTTGCGATTGAGAAGCAATCTGTTGAGCGATTACTTTTGCCTCTGCTGCTATTTGACCTACATTTAATCTCCCCTCCGACTGTACCATTTCCCCTTGTAAGTCAATCATTTTTTTCATTTCCTCTATCTTGTACTGTATCTGTCCTTCGATGATTATTTTTTGTATATCAAGCTGCCCCTGCATTTGAATTGTCTGCTGCTTCATCTGTTCAGTAGCTTGGCTAACCTGCATATTGCCTTCGGTTTGCTGCTGTACCAACTGCATTTGTTGGGCATGGGCTTCCTCTTTTCTCTTTTGGATATTATAGGCCAATAATTCTGCCGCTTGCTTTAAATTGGTGCAAGACATTACTACTATCTTATCGGCGGGGTCAATAAGCCCTTGACTATCCTTTAAATTCAGATCGGCGTAAAACGCTTGTCTTTCTTCGTAGCTTGGTGCGTCTTTTACAAAAATGCCTAATTCGTAATTTGAAATATCGGGATTTATTTGATAGAACTTAACAGTATCCGAACCCAATGCTTTTGCATATCCTTCTACCTTACCTGCCTTTACAGCTACTTGTATTCGCTGTACGATGGCATCTGATAGCCTGTTCATTAGTTGCTTATCAGCGTTCATTATCAGGTAAAGGGCATTGTTTGTTGACTGTACGGCTGCGTTAATTCCGGGAACAAGTGTTTTGGCGTTTGGTGTGCTGCCGTCTGTAAATTCATTTAACCCTGTTACATCCCGCATCATTTGTAACAATGCCGCAAATTCTTCATAGAGCATTTTAAAGGCCGCTAATTGCCCGGTTGCCTCTATTCTTGCAGGGTCGTAGTTTGGATTTTTACTTAGCAGGTCGGTACTTCGGTATAAAACAACGAACTCTTGTAGCATAAAATCTACAAGGTCGGCTGGTGTCATTTTCTTTCCACCCTTACCAAAGTTTACTCCTTCAAGGGCATTAATATCCAACTTAATTAAGTATGGTATTAATTTATTTTTTAGATTTTGGAGTTTGTACCACGTGAGGCAAAGATTATCTTCAATGGTAATCAGCCTTTCGGTTATGCCCGAAAACTGCATATTGTAGAAGTTCCATGCGTATAGGTGGCAGCTTAAAGAAGTATCCCACCAAGAGGATTGCTTACGCTTCATGTTGGGTTGTAGCCCGAAGTCGTACATCATTTCAGTACCTATCAACCACTTCCCCCTTCTAACTACTTTACGGGTGGTGTCCATGTATTTAGGCTCTGATTGTCCTTTCCAAAATTCTGCTGTTTCGGTATTACCGTAATTTTCAAAATCGGTTTTATTTATACGCAGGTTGCCCCTTCTATCCACTTCTTTTTTGTAAACGGTAGTATCAAAATCAATAAACTCTGCATCGAATACCGCTACCTTAAACCTATCCCATGTACGTCCTACGATATTTGTGATTGGGTAGCTATTGGGATTACCGTACTTACCTGCTACGTTTTTGCAGATATAATCAATTTGTTCGGGCTTAAAATACGGGGCTAAATCTGCTGCTGAAACGAATATCACTTCGCCCCAATGTACCATATCGGAAAAATCATTTTTAGTACAATAGGATGTGATAAGATTTTCGGGTACGATTTCACGGATTTTAACCATGCCGTTACTATCAATCCACTCTTTATAGCCACCTATACCATAGTCAAAAAGGTTTTCGCAAACCCTTTTTCTTACTTCCGATATGTTATTTTGCTGTTGTACGAGAGATATTCCCAACTCACTTTCCATTGCCTTTTGATGCTTGTACCCGTATTTCATTTGCATCATTAGCTGTTCCATGTCTTGCGGCTCATTGGGGGCGGCTTGCAATATAGGACTATCTGCCAATGGAGAACCGGCTTGCTCTGCCGCTTGCCGCATCATTATTTTAACCTTCATTTGGTTGAAGTAGGCATCTTCTTCACTTTTTGCGAGGGGGTCAACGCAAAATGCCTCAATATCAAAATCTCTTTGCAGTACCTTTGAAATAGCTATTTCCCTAAATTTAGTAAGAAATGAAATAGGACTCCAATCAACATTAAACGAAGTCTTGTCCGTTACTTCATCTCCCAATAAAATCTTTTTGTATTTTGTAACAGATTGTTTTCCGAGGCCGTATTGCCGGATTTCCGCTAATCGTGTGCGCCCGTAGTAGAACATTGTAGCGGGGGTGTACGACTTCCCATCCTGCCACGCAGCTTTTAAATACTGCATGATATAGTGGTATCCTTTTTCACGAGGGTCTTCTAAGGCATCTGGGTAGGTGCTGTAAGTATCTGACAATTTGGGTACGAATTACGGGTTTGTCAAAATTAACGAAAAAATCTAACTACCAAATAAATTTCTTCCGTTCAATAAATGCCTGTATTTTTCATCTTTCCCGGTGTTTGATGACCACCCATCCGTCTGTTCTGCCACCATAGGGTCACACACCACGAATTTACCCTTCCCTGCTAACGCCCGGTCAATATGCTCATATCTGTCTGTTTCAAGGAATTTTTGATAAAAGCGGCTGTGAACCATGTAAAGCCCAAATCCGCAGAAAGAATCTACGGTATTATCCTCTTTAATATCCCCTACATATATGCTTGAGAGGTAGAGGTCGTAATCGTCAGGGCGGTTGGCTAAGAAGTAATCCCATGCTCCGGGGGCGAAAAATCGAATATCATCTTCAGCTATAATAACGCTTTCAAAATCTGCTACGAGTGCGTATTCTACTATTTGCTTATGGGCGGCATTGATGTTTTCCTTTGCTGAATCGTACTTGTAAATACCATCCCAAAATACATAATTGACAATACCCTGCTGCTCTATTTGCTGCTGCAACAAGGGTAATCTTTCGGAACGATTACCTACTATGATGTTAAGACGCTGGTGCATTTTCGTTTTCTAAATAGTTTATTATATTGCGATAGCACCCTTCATAAGTGTAATACTTTTCATACACTTCTTTTAGCTTGTCTTGTTTTTTAATAATGTCTTCAAGGGGTACGGATTGTAAGATTTCATCTATTCTATGGACGTTTCAACAGGGATTTCTTATGCTGCTTGTCTATTCTTTAATAATTTACCATACAGAGATTTACCCGTCTTTATTCTCCAAACTGTTGTTTGACTCGTTTTATATTGCTTCGCTAATTCTCTCCACTTAGCATCCGAATTATTTATTGCCAGCACATCACGGGCAGACATTTTACATTTCAAAACCCTTTCTTTTTTACACTTACCATGCAAGGGTATGGCTAATGCTTCCTCAAGAGTTAATTTATTTTCATGTATTCTCCTATACAATGTAGGAAATCCTAAATGGGTCTGTCTTGATATTTGAGGGAGTGTCAACCAAACTCCATTATACAAATATTTCTTGTTGTTACTTTTGTTGTTGTTATTTACCTCGGATGTTGTAAACCTGCAATTATCGGGTGAATAACCCTCGTTATTATTAATCCTATCCAATTCAAGACCCTCCACATAACCATTCTTAAAACTCCATTCAAAAAACGGTACTGGGCTTGAATACCATTCCGCACACATGGATATACCTCTGCCTCCATACCTAAAATAATTTGGGCTTGTTAAGCAATAACACCTACCCCTTATACTTTTCCATACTTTATATAATGGCTCATAAGCTAACCCATGCTTCTCTACGGGATTACCCGTATTTACAATGGGTATACTTTTTTGACACCCGCAACTTGACTTTCTATTAGTCCGTAAGTTATCTAACCTAACTATTAATCTTTTCCCGCAGACACATTCACACAAAAACCTTCTTTTTGGCCTTTTGCCATTTATTGTTGATGGCACAGCCTCTTGTATTATCGTAAGGAAATTAAACTGTTGATTCGATTTAACTTCTATTGCTTCCATGATACTCTGATTCAAGATGTTTTATAATATTTTTCATGCACCCAATATACGAAAAATATTTATCGTAATAAATAGGTAAATTATTTTGTTTTTCTATAATTTCTTCGGGCTGAATACTTAGTAAAATGTCATCAAGTATTTCAATATTGTTTTCATGCACCAAAACCCCAAAATCATTAAAGTCAAGATTAAACGGGATTACATGGGTGTCTGATATGTAAACGGGGATTGAGTTTTGATACACGGCCTCACAATAACACCTAAAACTTGCAAAACCATACCCTCTTGGTGAAAGGCAAAACATAGACTCCGATATTATCTGATTATATCTATCGTAATCGTGTGGCTCTGTTGAAATATAATACCCATCCTTCCCCCTTAAGGCATCAATAACCCTACTCCTAATTGGATGGGTAATACTACCTATAAAGGAGGCTATGTATTTTTTGGGCTTATCGTATCTTATAGGATGCGGCTGACAAATAAGAGGAAGCATTGCGCCGTTGGTTTTTGACATATTGAACTCCAATACATCTAATCCAAATAATCTCCAATCAATCATACTACCGTCATCGTACTGAATAATCGTGAACCACTTTTTTGATTTATCCAAAGTGCCTAAGAAATCATTAAGCAGTCTTCTCGCTTCTTTGTCATTACCATAATCATTATTCACCCAATAGCTTGTAAAAAAAACGGGTAGCAATTCTCTATCGGTGTCACACCCTTTATAGTTTTCCGCAAACCATTCTTCAAAGATTAATTCGTTGTGCGGTGGATATACGGGTATAATATGCGGTTGGAATTTATTCATACTGCTATTTTCCATGCTTTATTGTGTATTATTTGACTAATAACAGGAGTGCTTACCCCATATTTTAAACTTAACTTCATGTGGCTTGTTCCACCTAATCTATATTCTTCTCTAATGGCATTAGCAATATCAAGCGACAGTTTGGTGTCGGGATGCACTTTGGGAGTTTTTAATATCCTCCCGTTTTTATGCTTGCATTTATCTCTGTGATATTTTACATGATTCCCTATATTGTTAGCTGCCCCACAATATTCGCATACATGAGTTTTATCTAATCTGTATTTCATTTGAAGCTCGGATGGCTCTTTGCCCTTTAGCCAAAAATTAGACCTACCTTTCATGGAATTAGAAATCTTTTCCTTTCTTTCATCAGACATTGCTTTACCCCGCATTGGGCCAACCCTACCACGACCCGATTGTGCAATTTTTTCTCTCCACTCTTTTGATAATTTTCTTCCCTTATTATTATTCCCACCCACGCCCCCATCGCTCATGTTTATTAATTCACCCACCCCCAAATCCTTGCGTCCAAACGCTTTTATGTAATGTATTTCAGCCAAAAACGACTGCTCTTGTGTTAGATGCTCTTCGATATACATAATTGTATAGCCATACTTTTTAACGTAATTATGCCATCTTTCGCTTCTTCTATGTAATGACTTTGCTCTATACGTTTTACCCTTCCCTATATAGAATATAACACCTGTTGTGGCGTTCACATGAGCATATACATAGTAATTATCCAATTCTTTCAAGTATTAAAAGTCCGTTGTTATTGTCAAATTTTTCTGCAATTTTCCATTCAGGATGAGACTCCAAGAACGGGTTTATCGCATACCATAACCCATGACCTTCTCCCGGCCAATACCCCTGCCCTGTTTCACCAAATGCGGTTATGTCGTGGAATACAAGATACTTTCTTGCCTTATGAGCGTGTAGCCTTAACTCATTAGACAACTGAATGTCGTGGTGGTTCGTATCAATAAACAGCAAGTCCGTTTCTTCTATTTCTATTTGCTCTACGTTCTCATGCCGGAACTCAAAGTTTATATTTGCATCTTTAGCCATCATTTGTAAATACTCAATCCTATCGTTTAGTGTAACGTCATAACTGATAAACTTTTGTGGGTAGGCCGACATAAATGCAATCGTACTATTGCAAAATCTTGCGCCCATTTCTGTTATATGCGTACATTGTTCTGCGTACCTTCTTAGTGTGGGCAGGTGTTCGTTTATATCGGACTCACATTTGCAAGCTAATTCGTATTCTTCTTCTACGTTAATAACATTTCTACGGTAAGCATAGTTCATGTAATCAAATCCATCACCGCCATTTGTATATTTTGATGACCGATAGATTTTTACATTAATGTACGGTATGTTTAGTTCGTGAATGAGTAGTGCAAATTGCGTTTCTGCACAAAACCTGAACTCCGTGTCTTGCGGGGCGTAATATGTTTCATACTTTCTATCGGTTATTACTCCAAGACGTTCAAGTTGAGGATAGATACTTTCGCATATACTTCTTTTTGAAAACCAACAAAATTCTTCGGAATAGGGGAACGGGTCACGAAGTACGCTACCCATAATATACCAATATGCTTTATCGTGTGGCAGCGTGTAGTATTCAACGCTTATTTTCTCCGGCACTATAAAGTCAATCCTTGCTCTCATCACATAGTCATACTTGAAGCCGTTCTGGTTCTCGTATTCACACATATAGTCATAGGCTTTTTTAACATGGTGGTATTGGTCAACCACGCATCTTATGTTGCCGTTATCAGAATCCAATATTTCGGTGAATGGCGGCTTTACTCCTAATTCTAAATTTTGCCTGCGGTATTCGTTACAAGCCAATCTCATTTTCTCTCTTTCGCTTTTAATGAAATTGTAGTAATCGGGCATTTCATCCATTATATAAAACCCCTTCAATCTATCGCCAAAAGTTGTTTTTATTAAATTAATTTCTTCATCAGTTAGCGGCTGCGATAAGTCATTTATTTGTGTGATGTTTTTTGCTACCCACTTTGCCCAATCATCTATATTAGGTATTTCACCCGCTACCGTCTTTCTTCTTAAACACCTTCTTTCGGTAACTATAAATACATCGGCATTGTTTGGGATAACCAAATTCTCCATTGCTGACTGAATAGAGAATCTTGTGTTATAAGCCGACCCGCTGAACAATAATGCTGTCTTTGTCATGATTTATAAAATATTTTATCGTTGACTGATAAGTTTCCCATTTGTTGAAATCCGTAAGATATTAGCAAGTGGTCAAGTTGCTCAAATGAATGGCCCATATTGTTTAGATGGTGTTCGTATTCAACAATCATCCAAATGTCATTGGCACTACTAAGATAGTCTTTCATTCCTTCAAATATAATATACTCTGCCCCTTGTACGTCTATTTTTATAAACCCTATATCAAGATAATCGGGGTGGGTTAAAATCCAATCGTCAAATCTTACAGAATCTACCTTCTCAACCTTAAAGTCCTTCCCTCTCATATTTGAAACCGCCGCTACTTGACTTAATGATGAGTTATCAGGACATTCAGGAACATAAATATCTACTTGCTCGTTTCTATTGGAAAGGGCTAAGTGAAACATATTGAAATCATCAAGTCCGTTGGCCTCCTTGCCCATTTTCAGGGTTTCTATGTTGACTTCTACGGGTTCAAACCCCAATAGCTTATACCCCATTTTTGCTGCGGGGATTGAAAATAAGCCATGATTAGCCCCAATATCCAATACATACCTTGACTTATCCGCTTTTTTTAAAAGGTCAAGCATAAGCCTGTAATCGTGGTACAACGGCTCTCTTTTTTGACCCCGATATATTTTAGTCCAATATGAGGGAACAAATATTTTGAAATACTCATTATCGTACTCCAATTCAAATTCGTCAATCGTTGCTATTGAGGCTGTTTCCATCATCGTTAAATTTTATTTGGGTAAAATAATCGGGGATGAGGTCTAAGTTCTGTCCTTTCCACCATTTTTCTTTTTGAGGCACTAATACAATTTTATCAGAATTTCTATTGAACCATGCGGCTGTTAATGAGAATGTACTTCTCGCTGTTATATTATGCTCACAAGAACTGATGGATACAAAATCATCTGCTTCTGTTCCTTCTGAAAAATCAAAGATTGCCCCGTTATAGTTTTCGGCTATAAACTCACATTTACACCATTCTTGGTCGTCTGAATGAACGAGGAAATTATTATACCCCCGCTCTTGCATATATTTTATTGCGTTTTGGTAATACTCTGCCGGAGCTATTGGGAACGCCGATACACCGATACAATCCCCCCTTCTTACTGAAATAGAAACAACTCCCTTTTTTATTTTATAGGGGAAGTTGAAAGTATCAAGTATGTAATCTCTGCACCAATCAAAATATTTAAACGATTGCCAGTACCCAAAAAACTTCACGTTATCCATCTTTGGTATTTCGTGGTAAGAGGGGTGGCCGCTTGATTGGTTTGGTTCGTAGTATTCAACCGGGTCAATGGGTTCTTCCCCGGTTGACTTTAATTGAATAGGACTTACTATATTACCATCTCTGAAATGATTATAAGCTAATGCTTCTGTGGGTATGTAGTATTGTAAGTCATGCTTTTTAGCATACGCAATCATTTGAGCAAGGTGAAACACAATGTTACCATAGCGACCCGACAAATAGCACGTTACCGACATAATCAATTTATTTTATAGCCCTCAACTTTACCCCCGAAAGTAACCTTATCATTATAGCAAAAGTCCTTAAATTCTTCGGGTACGTCCAATTCTTTTGTTCCAAGCGGCACATCAACCATATACCCTTCTCTTAAAAACTGCAAGCAAAGTTTTAGTTGGTAGCTGTGGGTTAGAATATCTACACCCTTTTTATAAGACAATGATGAAAATATAAATGGTACGCTTTTGTTGGGATTTTTATTGGTATAATACCGTGAAAGATATTCCAAGTGTCGGTCATTTTCTACATCTATGGCTTGCATATATTTTGTGTGTACTCCTACGCCGTAGGCAAATTTATTCAACGCCTTCTGATCTCTTGGCAAGCACACGCCGCCAGCGGGGAAGCCATACGACAAGAATTTATTCCCAATACGGCTATCGCTACCAATAGCATCTAAGATGGCAACAATGTTTTCTTCTTCCCATGCGTTAATTATTATCTGCCCCATTAAATTAGCATAGGCTATTTTCAAAGTAAGGAAGCAGTTAATACCCATCTTTGTTAAAGCAGCCCCTGTTAATGATAGGGTTTTAAATACGGGTTCTTTATCCATTATTGTGCTGTATATGTCGTATAATTCTGATGGTATTTTTTCGCCACCGATAAGAACTATATCAGCATTTTTAAGCCCGTCTATAATGCTACCTTGCGCTATAAATTCAGGGTTGTAAATTACATTTATGTTTTGTGGTGCTAATCTTTCTTGCAATTTTCCACAATAGTACGGCATCGTTGTACAGCCTATGATAAGTGATTTTCCTTGTACTTGCTTTTGCTCAATTTTAATAGCTATTTGGTCAACATATTTATGGTTATACCCGCCATCTTCTAATGATGGTGTTTGTACAAATACAAATAGCAAATCCGAATGGTCAAAGGCTTTATTAATATCAGTCGTGAACTTCATCTTCGACCCTTTCAAAAGTTCGTTCACATACGGTTCGTTTGAATTGAATATTTTCCCATCAAGGCTATCCACATATCTTTCATTAACATCACACCCTAATACATCATAACCCTTTGCATCTAATAGTAGCGCAAATGAAAGCCCCAATCTACCAATTCCAATGACTGATACTTTTTGTTTCATGTGTTATTTTAAATAGTCAATAATAGCTTTGTACACACCCCTCGCTTGTTCTTTTAATTTATCGCTGTCGTTTGGATAACGGACAGTAAATCTTTCTCTCCACTCTTTATCTATCGGTTCTCTTACATGGTGAGAAATACATAGTATGTAATCGTCTGTAATCGTAATATGGTGGTAAGGGAATTTTTCTTTTAGCAGTACAAATATCTCACATACAGAAGGCCATTCAGTAGGGTCATGCGGGTGTGGCGGTTGCCCAAAGAATAACCTTGCATCGTCAATAATAATATTTGCATCTTCCCCGTATTTTGAAATAGCTTCAATCTCACTTAGCAACGGACATTCGGGAAAACCACTTTCGTTTGGCGTGTCGCCTGAATAATGGGCATCCAAATAAAACAGCACAAATTGTCTCTTACTGCCGCCCTTTAATTCAATTAGCTCTGCTATAACTTCCGGCAATAGTTCTGCGCTATCCCCTTGTAGAAATTCTACATTTGGTGGCCCATCTTTTACTTCGGCCCTATCTTCTACTACTTCCATCGTCCACACCTTTGTAAATAGGGTAGCTGCTAATCGTGCCGAATCGCCGTTAGCTGTTCCTGTTTCTACCAAAAATGGTATATCATAATTATCAATTAAAGGTTTTACAAGATGAAGCGGTAAGCCTCCTGTATCGCACCCATTCAACATATAAGCCATAGTTACTTTTTTATAATGTATGCTCCTAAATTATCTCTGTTGCCATCTTCTACCAACTCAAATACGTCTTGCCCTCCTGTGTAATTTTGTACAGCCTTATATACGCCGTAATTCTCCGAACCATAATCATGAAAAGCCATTATGCCGCCGGGTAAAAGTTTTGGCATATAGGCTTCAATATCTGTTCTGACTCCCTCAAAAGTATGGTCAGCATCTATGTAAACAAGTCCTAATGACTCGTTAGGTATATGCTCTGCCAT